TCATACAGTTGATATATATTACACATCAATGAAGAAGTATTTCGAGTATGCCAATGAGGTAAACATGGATAATTGCAGGAGGTTTATAAAAAGTCTCGAAGAAGAAAAATTATCTCCCGCTACCATCCGGTTACGTATTACAGCCATTGAAAAGTTCTCTAAATGGATGAAAAAGCCGATAGAATTAAAGAGACCTAAAATGAAACGTAAGCTGGATATTTCTAATGTTCCTACCGAGAATGAATATAATCGGTTACTGGAGTATCTGAAAACAAAACTCAACAAGGATTACTATTTCTTCATCAAGGTATTGGGTACTACAGGAGCCCGGCTCTCGGAGTTTCAGCAATTCACATGGGAGGATATAGCAATTGGCGAGGTTGTTTTGAAAGGGAAAGGAAACAAGTATCGGCGTTTCTTTTTCCAGAAGCAATTACAACAGGAGGTGAAGGACTATATAAAGGAGACAGGCAAGTCCGGTACTCTTGCTGTCGGGAGATACGGACCGTTGACTCAGAGAGGTTTTTCACAACACCTGAAAGCATGGGGTAAACATTGCGGCATCGATTCGAAGAAGATGCACGCGCACGCCTTCCGGCATTTCTTTGCTAAAATGTTCCTGAAAAAAAACAAAGATGTTATTCAACTGGCTGACCTTCTAGGTCACGGGAGTGTAGACACAACTAGAATTTATTTACAGAAAAGTTATGATGAACAAAAAAAAGATTTTAATCGAAACGTTACATGGTAGTGTAGCGCAGCTTAATGAACTGTCATCCATGACCGAAGGGATAGACATCTATGACGATACTGGGTGTGTTGACACTGATTTTTTGATAGAAGCGATATCTTGCGTCAGTGCCTTCATGGACGCAAGCAACATAGTTGTTCAAAAAATATCTTCACTTTTAGCGCCGGACGCTTCAACGGACGAAAAGAAAAAACAGGCTGATGAAGGTAAGAAATGGAGCGTGGAAGAGATATTGAAACATTGTACTCTTGAGAACAATATCCTCAAACTTCCCCAAGTTCAATTCAACAAAAAATCTTATGCCGAAGCAAAAAAGTGGATAGAAGAAGCCGGCGGCTCATGGCAAGGTGGGAAGGTACAGGGTTTCACATTTCCTTTTAATCCGGAACGTGTGTTCTCCATCTTGAAAGAAGGTAAGCGATGCGATTTGCAAAAAGATTTTCAGTTCTTTGAAACACCTGCTGATATTGCAGACTGGCTGGTAATGCTTGCCGGTGGAATTCATGAAACAGATACCGTACTTGAACCAAGTGCCGGACGTGGTGCTCTGATAAAAGCGATTCATCGGTCGTGCCCGTCAGTAACAGTTGAATGTTATGAACTGATGCCAGAAAACAGGGAGTTCCTTCATACACTTGATAACGTAATATTGCTTGATGAAGATTTTACGAAAGACAGTGTAGGGCATTACACTAAGATTATTGCTAATCCTCCATTCTCCGGCAATCAAGACATAGACCATGTAAGACTTATGTATGAACGCTTGGAAGAAGGTGGAATTCTTGCAGCTATAACTAGTCAGCATTGGAAATTCGCGTCTGAAAAGAAATGTGTTGAGTTCCGGGAATGGTTGGAAAAAGTACATGGAGAAGTGTTTGAAATCAGCGCAGGCGAGTTTAAAGAGAGTGGCACATCCATTAGTACAATGGCGGTAGTTATAAAGAAATAATTCAAAATGGAACAGCAATGAGTGAAACAATACAATTATCCCCTGGTCTTGTAGCTGCCTATAAGGAACTATTGACCAACCCAAAGAAAAATGGATTTTCTTTCCGTCCGATAACCGAATGTTTCAGAGAAATCGAAACGGTAACTCCAAAGCATGAATTATTTAATGTGTACATTGAATATCTGCAAAAACCATTACCCAAAGTAATATTTTACATTATCATGGATGAACTTTATGGTAACTTGATAGGACAGGCTATGGATACGGAAGGGAAACCGGGGTATTTAGGGTACAAACTTGAATTTATAAAAGGAAAGAAATGAAAAAGACTTTTAAACAATGGGCTAAACAGGATAAAGATTTGAATGTTTTTTTGTGCCCAGGTGATTATATTGACGAAAGGTTATACAACTACATAGCGGATATCATACCTCCTGCATATTGCTCAAGAGACCTTATGCAAGGATGCGATGCCATTAAAAATGAAGGCGATGTATTATATTACATCACAGTGTACAGAACCGATGATAATCAGTACTTATATCTCGGTGTTTTACCAGAATTTAAACAGTAATTTAAACAGAGTAGAAGGAGGTAATTATGGGATCATTTATAGCAAGACAACCTAACGGATTACTCTGCCGTTGGAGTAGTGTTGTTGATAATATCACTCATTATAATATGAGCGACGAAGATTATATCGAATATCGTGCCGAGTGTGCGAGAAAGGAAGCAAGGTTAGATTTGCAGAATCCTTTCTTTGTCAGACCGTTCTCTGAAGTTCTTGAAAAGCGAGATAAAGACTTGGTGCTTCTGTATATTAGCGTAATTGAAAACGAGCAAGATTATACTCCGGAGGAAGTGCTTGAAACGAAAAATGAAGTGAATCGTTTACAAACCGAGTTTGATAATTTTGTTAAGGAAGTGAGTAAACAGAAGGAGGTGCATCATGAGGGATAAATCTAGGGTGAAACACGTGATGGTACAGGCTAAAGTATCATGTGATACGGCTGAAAGGCTTGATAATATAGTAAAAAAGTATGGATTTGCGAGTAGATATGAGGTGATGCAATATATATTATCAGCGTTTTTAACCAAAGCAGATCCGGGATATTTAAACGAGGAAGAGAAAAATAGAGATGTTATCGCCGAATTTGCCAAGTTATTTGAAGGATTCGAAAATAAGAGGAATAGAATAATAACTACTAAGCCGAAAGGTGTAAAATCATTAAAGCTGGTGAATTCTATATATATATTTAGTGAGGTTGGTAAAAAGGGGTATGTGGCTAGAAACATGAAAGTGGATGCAGAAGGTGTTAAAATAAGCAACAGGAGCAATACATCAATAAGTAATGTAATTAAATACTTGTATCCAAAATTGGCAGAGAAATTAGATAGCATAGGACGGAAGATAGACTCCAATAGATATGAAGAGATCATAGATTATATATTGGAAGAAATGAATGTCAAGTTAATGGACGGGATAGGTGAAGAGGTAAGAAGTGAAATGGATATGGTTGCTGGCGTGACAAGATATGGTAATGTGCCAGTAAAGGCAAGAAAAAGAGAAGTGAATGATGAGCAGGGATTATAGATATATTAAGATGATAACATCGGTAAAGTGGGCAAAATTGAGAAGGAGGAAAATTAATAATAATCCTATATGTGAGATCTGTAATGATAAAGGGATAATAACACCTGCATCCGAAGTTCATCATATATTACCGGTGGAAGATGCGACATCAGCAGATGAGATGGGAAAGTTGATGTTCGACTACGACAATCTACAGTCATTATGTCACGACTGCCATATCAATGAACATGCAAGGAGGAAAAGCCACTCACGTAAAGAGGTAGAGCAGCGAGCACGCAAAAGTACGGAAAGGTTTATAAAAAAATTCCTATAGGGGGGGGGATTTTTTTTAAGGTGGGCATACTTCTCAAATCCTCTGCTGCTAATCGAAGGTTTTTTTGCCTATCCAGGAATTTTCGGTGGGGGTAAAAGAGTATGAATCAAAGCGGTATTTAAACTAGAAAAAGTAGGTAATATTAAAATATTTAACATGAGTAAAAAATCAGACAAGGTTGAAAATTTAAAAGTGACAATAAGAAGAATATTGCAGGAAAATGATAAATATTCCAATGAAATGTCATATCAGATAGAGTTACTTGCTTCTGATCTGCTGGTTTTCAGGAGGATCAGGGAAGAGGCTTTAGCCGCCGATACAAAACTAATAGTTGTGGAAAAGAGCAGAGAGGGGTTTGATAGGGAGAAGGAAAATCCTATATTTATACTCATGGCGAGATATGCTGACAGGGTGCGGAAAGATTTGCGTGCATTAATGATGAATCAGGAGATACAGCAGGGAGAAGAGAATAAGACAAAGGATGATGATGCATTGACAAAATTAATGGAACAACTGAGTGACAAGGATGATGATTGATTAAGGATGAGGCTAACGGAAAGGAGAAACAATGGATGGAAGAATGTCGGGAAAAGAACTAAAGGCACAATATACAGAAAGGCTGGGTGGATTGGATTTGGAACGGTATCAATTAGGAGGTATAGACACACGGCTGGAGAAATATGTGGAAGGAGTGAGGAATAATCCAGACGGGCATAATTTGTACGAAGTCTTAGCCGTTATTAAGTTTCTGAGGCTGATGGATGATTATATTTTTAGAGCTTCGAAAGTGAAGAGGTTTGTGAAATTGTATGAGTCTCTGAAATTTTCGGGGATGGATGGACGGAAATGTTACAAGCTGACACCTATACAATATTTTCAATTCGCATCTATCTTAGGGTTTTACCATTGGGAGGATGTAGGAAAAGCCGAAGGAGAGGCGGATAAGCCGATAGGAAAGACGAAGAAAATAGAGAATGAAAGGATGATGGAATTAAGAAGGCTGGTAAGAGAGGCTATTTTATTCGTTCCTAGAAAATTTTCAAAAACAACAAGCACCGCTTCATTAGCGGTAAATGAATTATTGTTCGGTGATACGAATGCACAAGCTTATACGGCTGCTAATTCGTACAAACAGGCAAGGATATGTTTTGAAGAAATATCAAAGATAATAAAGCAGTTGGATGGTGATAGGAAGTATTTTAAATCAACGAGGGAAACACTGCGGTGGAAGCAGAATAAGTTTGGGAAAGAATCATTCGTGGAGTGTCTTACCGGAGGGGGGGACACGAAGGATGGACTTAATGCGTCTCTTGTTATTTTTGATGAGTACGCTCAAGCGAAATACGTAAAAGATCATTCGGATGGTGCGGAGTTGTTACAGGTACTAACATCGTCAATGGGTGTAAGACGGGAACCACTTACAATAATCATCACAACAGCTAGTAGAGTGGAAGATGGTCCGTTTGCGCTGGAATTGGAAAACGCAAAAAAAGTGTTATTAGATGAATATCGGGATGATTCGCAGTTTGCAAGTCTGTTTATGCCGGATGAATGGGAAATGGATGAGGAAAGTATGGGGATGCCGGAAGTTTGGAAAAAGTGTAATCCGCATATCGGGATAACAGTACAGGAGAATTATTATAAACAAAGATGGGCGAAGGCCCAACATGATGCGGAAGCTATGATAGAATTTAAAACAAAGTTATTAAATATTTTCGTAGCAGGGGGAGTTAATGTATGGATATCACAGAACTTGGCTAGGTCCTTATCCTCAGATTTTGATGTGGACAATGTTGAAGGTAGGCCAGATACAATGGTGGCTCTGGATCTATCGGTAAGCGATGACTTTTCGGCGGTTGTTTACAATATATATAGCAGACCGTTGAGAAGTTTTTTTGTATGGGCGGACTTCTATATTCCGGAAGAGACATTAAAGACGCATCCGAATAAGGAATTGTATAAATATTGGGCTGAGACTGGATATTTGAAAGTATGTAAAGGGGCGGTAATAAGTGATTCTATGATAGTGGAGGACATCTTGAAGAGAAACAGGAAATTATGTATTCTACAAATAGGATATGACGCATATAAATCGCAAGAGGTTGTGAACGCAATTGCATCGGCTATATCGGCAACGGGAATAGATCCGGGCAGGATATTACGTGCCGTACCTCAGACTTATGGTGCATTCACCTCTCCGGTGGAGACATTTGAGCGCGCAGTCAAAATGGTTCCGGCAAGGGTGAGGCTTGCAAATAATCCTATTTTGTTTTATTGTTTCGGAAATTGCTATTTGGATGAGGATAGGATGGGAAATAAAAAGCCGTTAAAACGAAAATCAAACCTAAAGATAGATGGAGCGATTGCCACTCTTATGACTATATGGCTTTACAACAACTACGAACAATAGTATTTAAGTGGAATCTTAAAAAAAAGGATAACAATTTGCGGGGTAACCTGAAACGTCTTTTGATTGGTATATTGGAGGGTATTATAAACGTAAAAGATGATTTTTTAATATGATAGGTGAATTTATGCAGTTGTTCAGGCGGGAAAGTAAAGGGATTCCTGTAACGCCGGTTACCGGGTCAAAGGAAACTACGCCGGTTACCGGAGGATCATATACGGAGAATGTTGTATATGCAAACACGGATGAGAAGGCGATGCGGATAGCGGCGGTATATCGTGCGGTGAATCTGATATCAAGCTCGGCTGCGGTGTTGACATTGCGATATAAGAGGAAAGACAGGGTGAAGGATTATTTCAAGATATACGATTCGGGAGATGGGAAAAAAATGAATTACCTGCTTGGGGTGAAGCCGAATGAACGAATGAATTCGTATACATTGATGAAGTATTTGGTGGCAATGATGCTGTTAAAAGGGAATGCTTATGTATATCCGATGAGAAATGCCATGGGGAATGTGGAAGCTATGTATCTGTGCTCTCCGGGTTCGGTGGTGTATGATGTATACAGTAATATTTATACGATTAACGACCCGATTAACATGATATATAAATCAGTCAGTGCAGGAGAGATTCTTCATTTCAAGAATATGTGTATGGACGGGGGATATATGGGACGCTCGACCATAGCGTATGTAAGAGATACATTATCTATTTCATCTACAGCAGACCGTGAAACGTTGAAAAGATTTGCTACAGGTGGCCGATTTAAAGCCATCCTGCAAAATAATGTAAGCGTTAAGGGGTTTGGGGAATATCAAGATAAGGAATTAGGGAAGCAGGGGCAGGACTTGCAGGATGATATTAACCGTGGGGAGGATATATTGGTGGTGAGAGGAGATGGAACCCTTACCCCAATCAGCATGTCTACTGCGGATATGCAGTTTTTGGAAATGGTAAAATTCAATCTGAGGGATATCGCAAGGGCATTCAATGTACCACCCAGCAAATTGATGGACGATTCTAATGCAAATTATAAGAGTGCGGAAATGAGCAATGTGGCATTTTACTCAGAAGCATTACAACCAATAATCACGGAGATAGAAAGAGAGTTTGCGGCAAAAATGCTGGATTATACTACCTATATGGATTATAAATACACATTCGACCTCTCTGCACTGTACGCGCTGGACGTGGACAGCAAGGGTAAGGCAGATCAATCCCGACTGGGGACAGGCCAAGCAACTGTAAATGACATAAGAAGGGAGAATGACCAAGCTCCGGTAGAGCAGGGGGATGATGTGTATTTGAGTACAAATCTGGCGAAATTGGGAAGTGAGAAGCTTTCAGGGAAACAACAGTCGGAAAGTAATTTGTAAAATGATGGATATTATGAGTGAGAAATTGAGAATTGTTTCGATAGAGGAACTGAAGTTACAGATGAGGGTGGATTTTGCAGATGAGGATCAGTCGATATTATTGTATGGATGTGCGGCGGAGGATACCGTTATAGACATGACGCGAAGAACGTTGGATGAACTGATTGAGTGGGATGGTAGAGGATTTCCATCGCCTTTAAAGGTTGCCATATTGATGCTTGCTTCTCATTTTTACAGGAATAGGGAGCCTGTTTCAAGCATTGCACAGAATATGGTTCCGCTAAGTGTAGCCATACTTGTTAAACCGTATGTAAAATTATCGGAAAGGGAATAGTTATGTTAAGAGCAGGGGCGTTGAATGAGAGGGTGGAAATATTGAGTTCGGAAATGACCCGTGGTGAGTTAGGAGAACAGGTTATAACTTATAATCGGAAGGTTACGGTGTGGGCTTCTGTTAAATTTCAAAAAGGAATAGAGGCAATAACTTTGGGAGAGTCATGGATGACGCGACAAGTGTTGATAATGATGAGAAACAATAATGTGGTAAATGAACGATGTCGGTTGCGTTGGGATGGAAAGACGTATGGGATAGAAAGTCTGAACAGATCGAAAATCGATGGAAGTGTGACTATTATAGCCTCAGTTTTGGATGAGAGCGATGGAACCGGGTAACCTGAAACAGCCTATCTAAAGATATATGTAGAGTGGTATTTTACCTGTCTATATAGAGACTGACTACTATAGGACAGACTATTTTAATAAATATCAAGATGGAGAATAAAAAAATAAATAGACGGGAGGTGCGCACAATGATGGATGATCGGTATGTGCCACGTATTCGCGAGATTGCCGAAGGCCAAATAGAGAGCAGGGTGATTGAAGGATATGCCATAGTATTTGGAGTTGAAAGTCGTATGTTGGTGGATTACTGGGAGGACTACCGGGAAATCATAGAACCAGGCGCGGTTACAGTTGAGGAGTTAAAAAATATGGATATCAAAATGACACTATGGCATAACCGGGAAAAATTGTTGGCTCGCAGTAACAGGGGAGAAGGAACATTGGCGTTAACGGTTGATGAGATAGGCGTGAAGTATTCATTTGAAGCTCCGAACACACCGGATGGAAATACCGCCTTGGAACTGGTAAGGAGGGGGGATTTGTCCGGATCTTCATTTACATATTGGAGTGATGAAAAAAGTTCGGTAAGATATACTAAAGATAATGATGGCGTATTGTTGAGGCATGTGAACAGGATAGATGCGGTTTACGAAATGACAATTGCAAGCGATCCGGCTTACACGGAAACAAATGTAACAGCACGGGAAATAACAGATGCCGGTGTAAAATTGATAGAGGATCTGAAAGGACAGATAGTAGGCATAACCAAACTTGAGGCCCAACGGATGGAAAGGGAATCAGTGATGTATTAGGATTTTAGAGTATTAACATATTAATTTTTAGTTATTATATGAAAGAAAATAAGAAAACGGTACAGGAGTTAATTCAGGAACGTAATTCACTTCTGGCGAAGAGAGAGGCAGTCAATATCCGCATGAACGAAATAGCAGACAAAGCAAAATCGGAAAAGCGGGAATTGAGTTCAGAAGAGAATGTAGAATTTCAGCAGTTGCAAGCCGAATTCGGTAAACATACTCGTGAGATTCAGATGAACTTTGATATGGTAAACGCTCAGAAGAGTGCTGAAAAGGTAGAGAAAAGCAAGAATCAGATGTTGCGTGAGGCGTTACAGGGAATTGTTAATAGTTCGGGTGGAAAGAAAGAATTTGCATTGAAGCGTGAATATACCGGTATGGATACATCGGATATTACTGCCGGCGGCATGATTCCTCTTACAATTAAGGATATTCTTCCACCTTTGGAAATGGGGCTTATCTTTGATAAAGTTGGTATTCCTGTACAGACAGGAGTGTCAGGGAACCTGCAATGGCCTGTATTGGGGTCTGTGGAAACTACCATCAAGGGAGAGACTGTTGCATTGACTGATGAATCTTTGGATTTAAGCAAAATCAACGCCAAACACGTAAGACTGGGTATTACCATTCCTGTATCTAATCAGGCCATCAATGACAGTTATACAGATTTGGTATCATTGATTCAAGGTCAGTTAAGAGCAGGATTGATGCGTACGTTGAACCGCGTAACCTTCTCTCATGAAAATTTCACAAGTGATCTTCATGGACCGTTTGCAGGAGCCAAGGCTAAAGGAACTTTTGCCGCCGCCACTCCTACTTATAAAGAATTGCTGGGCATGAAGGGAGCGGTGGCAAGTACAGGTGTGGAAATGAACGGTTTCTGTTATGTGATGAGTGAGGCAATGAAAGCCACATTGGAGGCTACGCCAATTGATGCAGGTAGTGGACGTATGGTGATAGAAAATGGTACCATCAATGGATATCCAGTATTTACAACAGAATATATCAATTATGGTGATGATAAGGCTAAGGCAGATGTAGAATATGTTGCTGCGGGATGTTTTGGTTACTTGGCTGCTAACCAGCATGGGGAAGTGCGCTTGATTGTGGATCCTTACACAAGAGCTAAAGATGATGTGGTCCAAGTGACACTGAATGCTGATTGGAGCTTGACTACATTGCGTACAGAGGCATTTGCGTTATATGCAGGTAAAGCCTCTGTAGGCGGTTAATAATATAAAATTAAGCGGAATACATGGATTTTTCGTGTATTCCGCTTGAAATAAGCGGAGGTTTCTTATGGGATACATGAAACGTATGTATGAAAGCAAAGGGAGTCGCGCCATATCTGGGGTGGTAATGACATTGGACGCTGACGATGTTGTAAAGATGCTTGATAAGATGCTATCTGAAAAAACATTGAGAAAAAAAGATGTAAAAAAGGTGATACGCCAAGAATTGGCGGACGTGAGGAAGGACGTGAGGGAGGCTGCTAAGAATGCTATGAAGAGTGATCCGAGACGCGCTTATTTGGGTGTAAAAACAATGGTATATAAAAAAATATATGGTGGTAATGTAAGTTTATTTAATCCAAAGAAAACAAGTGGTCTAAGATTTTATGAGAAGCCGAAAGGTGGAAAATCGGGTATAAGACGTAGAAGGAGAATTAGCGCACGGACTATAGAAATCAATTCGTACAGAGGGAAAGACAGAGCGTTTATTCTGCGTTTTATCAACGATGGAACAGAACAGAGAACCGCATATACAAAAAATAGAAGTCGTAACAACAAGGTTGCTAATCGTGGGGAAATAGGTGCTAGAGGATTTTTTTCGGTAGCAACCAGTTCGATGTCGAAGGCTAGCAAGAGAATATCGTTTAGGTTGGCTGGACTAATAGCTGAAGTAGCAGAAGGTAAATAGTTAATATGATATTGGGGTATGAGTATTTTGATAGGTAAATTTTTAGTGGAAAAGTTGAGGAAGAACAGTGAAATTTCCAAGAACATAGAGGATCGCATTTATCCGATAGTAATACCAATCGGGAGTGCATACCCATTCATTGTGTACGAGGACAGAGGACAAGGGCAGGATGAAACGAAAGACGGGCCTGTAAGTGACAATGTATCATGTACGGTGACTGTGGTTGCAAAAACATATAATGAAGCGGTTACATTGGGTCAGGCTGCACGAAAGGCTATTGAAGGAAAGATGGCCTGTTATGACGAATTTGATGTAGATGAATGTGTCTTGACTACTTGGGCGAAAGAATATGATGATCAATTGCCGGCATTTACAGTGAGTCTGAATTTCGAGATAAAGACAACAAATGTTTAATTTTAAATTATATAGATTATGTCAAAAGCAAAACCTTTGAATGGAAAGGATTTTATGATTTTCGTTGCCGGTAAGGCTACGGCTTTGGCAACCAGTCACAAGCTGACACTTACCGCAGAGACGGGCGATGCCGCCAGCAAGGACGATGGCATGTGGGATGAGTCGATAGTGACGAAGATGGGATGGGAAGCATCTACAGAGGCGTTAGTGAGTGCTGATGCTGATGTGGAAAGTTTTGATTCTCTTTATGATGCTTTTATTGCCGGTGAGGCGGTTGATATCATCTTGGGAGTACCGGCTAATCTGAGTAATGACGGTGTTCCCGAAGACGGTTGGGCTTCTCCGGCTACAAAGACGGGCCAGAAGTATTACAAGGGTAAGGCTTTAATTACATCTCTTGACCGTACTGATGCCAAGGGTAGTAATTCTACCATGACCGCACAGTTTAAGGGACAGGGGAAACTGGAGAAGGCTACAGGAGCAGGAGCTTGATTTAAAGCTATTGGGCTATGAAGAAAGTAACGATCAACAATGCAGAGTATACATTAAGGTATACTCTGCGCGCCTTATTTATATATGAGGAAATTACCGGAAAGCCCTATTCCGGCGACAAGATGGTTAACAGTTATATTCTGTTATGTGCTATGCTGATGGCAAATAACAAGGATTTTCCGTTAACATTTGATGATGTGATAGACGCATGTGATTCCGATCCGTCTATTTTCGAAACATTTCTAGCTGTTTTAGAGGAAGAGAACAAGAGAATCAGTGTGATTATCGGGAAAGATGATAAAAAAAAAGCGATGGGAAAGAGAACGAAGAAGTAAGCGTGATAAGGTTGTATGAAGAAGTTGTCGGTCGTGGAGGGATATCACCTGATTATTTCTTTGATAGTATGACTTTTAGCGAGTGTGCTGCATTTATAAGGGGGATGAACCGGAAGGAGCAGGAGGCATGGGAGCGCACAAGGATGATGATGTATACTATCGCACAAGTGAATTCTACGGAAAGTCTCACACCTGAATTGCTGTTTCCATTTCCGTGGGACGAAGAACGGGAGCCGATAAAAATAGATGAGAATGAATTGAAAGAATTAAGGGAACGGGCAAAAAACATGGAATATGGCGAGTAATGCAATTGTAAGACTATTATTCAACACTGCCGATTTTGACAAGAACATCAAAAGAGCGAAGGGTGAGATAGGGAATTTTGAGAAAGGTATAACAAGCATGGCCGGCAAGATAGGTCCTGCTTTAAGTGGTTTTGCCGCTTTCGCCGGTATATCGGCAACCATTGGGGACGCGGTAAGAACTTCTATGGAGTTTGAAAGGTCGTTATCTTCTTTGCGCTCTTTAACGGGCGTAACGACACAAGAGTTGACTTTTTTCAAAGATGAGGCGATTAGATTGGGAAGCGCAACAACACAAACAGCCTCTCAGGTGGTAGATGCCTTTAAATTAATAGGTTCTCAAATGCCAGAGTTGTTAAAAAACAAAGAGGCTTTATCTTCTGTAACTGAAAGCGCTATCGTATTGGCTGAAGCTGCTGAAATAGATGTTCCTGAGGCTGCTAAAGCACTAACAGGAGCTATAAATCAGATGGGTGCTTCTTCTAGCCAAGCTGCTGAATATATCAATATTTTAGCGGCAGCATCTCAACAAGGCTCTGCTGATATCCCATATTTGAACAAGGCCATAGAAAATGCTGGGGGAGCCGCGTCTTCTGTAGGAGTGCAGTTCAATGAATTGGTAGCTGCGATAGAAGCTATCGCTCCTAAAATAACGGATGCAGGTAGCGCAGGAACCAATCTACGTAATATATTCCTTACTCTGGAAAGTAGTGCAGATAAAAAATTACGTCCTTCTGTGGTAGGGTTGTCACAAGCTGTGGAAAACCTTGCAGCAAAGCACATGAACGCTACGGAAATGACGAAAATGTTTGGTAAAGAGAGTGTTACGGCTGCTTTGGCACTCGTTTCAGAAAAGGATAAATTTATAGAATTAACCGATGGAATAACAGGAACAAATACTGCATTAGAACAACAAAAAATCAATAATGACAACTTGGCAGGATCTATAGCAGCATTACAATCCGCGTGGGAAGGTTTCATACTAACGTTAAATAATTCTTCAGGTATGTTACAAAGTATAGTTGGTTTTTTGGCTGATATTGTAGATGGAGCACGAACGGCCTTTTCCTCATTACAAGCTTTGGATGAGTCTAGTTATAAGAGTGAAGGTCAGAAATCGTTTAGATCTGAAAAAGTCCAAAACGCTATCAATGATATAAATGAACTGGTAAAAGGAGGAATGAGCCGGGAAAAGGCCTTGGATTGGGAAGAGAATTTAATAAGAGACCTTTATAAAAGAGCCGACTCATTAGAAGAAAAGAAAGAAGCCTATGAAGAGGCTATGACGATATATAATGAAAGAGGCGGCCAGTGGGACAAACGGGCTTATGAGCAATCAAAAGAAGTGTATATGTTGGCTCGAAATGAGAAGCAAATACGTGATGAAATATTAGATTATATTGAAAAAGAGAGACAGAAATTAAAAGGTGTTGGTGATATTCAGAAGGAATTAAATAAGGGTGCCACAGAGAATACAGGGAAAAAGAAAGGACCTACGGATTTGCAATTAGCCGCATTTAATGCTGAAGGATGGGCTAATGAAGAGGTAAAAGGGCTTCATAATAAGTTGCGACAGGCTATAGAAAGTGGCGATAAAATAAAGATAAAAAATATAGAGATAGACTTAGATGAAGCTATAGATGAGGCTAAATTGCCTGATTTATCCGAAAGGATAAAATCAAATGAAGATTTCGCTGATTCATTGGGTTATATAGGTGACGCTTTTGGTAGTATGTCTTCGATGGCTGATGGTGCTGCCGGTTCGATCCTGTCTTATTTCAGCAACTTAATGACCTCCGTAGCTGCTGCGATTCCGGCTATTTCCGCCCTTAATGCAAAGAAAAAGGAAGAATCTGTGGCTAATACAGAAGCAGCCGTAACCGGCGCCGCTTCGTCTGTCGCTTCCATCCCTTTCGTCGGTGCGGCATTGGCTGTCGCTGCTATAGCTTCAGTATTAGCAGCTTTAGCCAATATTCCCAAATATGCAACAGGTGGTATAGTGGGAGGCTCTTCGTTTTTCGGTGATCACATGATAGCAAGGGTTAACAGTGGTGAGATGATATTGAACCAGTCCCAACAAGGCAAGCTGTTTGATATGATTAATAATGGTGGACCATCCAATCACATAACGGTAGACGGTGAGGCACGGGTAAGCGGTAAGGCTATGTATATAACGATAAGGAACTACATGAAGGCTAACAATATAAAGTGGTGATATGGGACAGAGATATAACGTACATTTCAAGGATTACAAGAACACCGCCTACGATGTGAAGGTATATATTGAGGGCTATGTGGGACAGGTGACGGAATTACTGGGTGCGAGAAGCACATTTACCGTGGAGGGGAACGATGAGAATTTTGTATATGAACCGATAAGAAGTTCTACAGCGACATTAACTCTTCTTGGCAGTGATTTGCTTCTGGATCTATTTAGTATTAATAACCAGTATGCGCCGGTTAAGCTGTTCAAGGGTGACAAGTTGATGTGGACGGGGTATATTGTGCCGGAGCAATTTACACAGCCTTATAAGCCTACGCCGGATAATATCAGTATTGATTGTATCAGTGCGATAGGCACGCTTGAGAATATAAGATACAAGCAGCAGAACGAGGATGCCTTTATTAAGGCTATAGACCTGCTTAGATACATACTTAAGTCTGCGAATGGAGGGTATGAGAAGATTTATATACCTCATGTATACGCCTCTTCGGAATACGATTACTCAGAAAATAGGTTTCTATTTGAAGACCTTATTCTTGCGGAAGAGAATTTCATATCGGAAGAGAATTACCTCAACGAAGTGTTGGAATATTTGTGCCGTTTTTTGGGCTGGAGCTTATACGATTATGAAGGAAGTTTATATTTTGTGGACCCTGATTGGGATGGTGAATACCATGCTTATAATGAAGGCTTGACAGAATATGATACCGTATATCCGAATGAGGTTTTGCTACAGAATATTGGGTTTGCAGGCAGTAACCATACAATAGATATAGAGAAAGGTTATAATAAAGCTACGGTAAAAGCTATAAATAACGCTCCGGAGAGTATGATTGATGAAGAGCCTTACGATAGTCTGGCTGATTTGTTTGGAAAACGTTCGGTTGATGGGAAAATAACTGATGTGGATTCAGAATGGAAACGATACATCTTGAAAACATATAAGCCTGTAGTATGGGAACCGAAGATATATGATGCCGCAGGTGGAGAAATTGAAATAAATGCTGATAATGATCCGAATACGGGGAATTTAAAGAATTTTGGTTCGTCCATCGCGAAGATTTCGGAATGCAACGGCCATATAGAAGATGGCGTGTTTGTTCCGGATGTTTCGGAATACTCATGGGAAAATGCTGTTGTATGTCGTATAAATTCTCTCAGATCATACGAGGATAAGTATTGGAGTCTGTCTGATCCGCTACTCTTGATAAAAGGAGGATCGCTGTTATACGTATATGGGGCTATCTGTTTATCCTTTAGTTTGGGAATATATAATACAACGTATGAGTACCAGTTGGAAAACAGGGAGTTTGAGGAAGGTAAATACGCGCCTGTATTTCAACTACGGATTGGCAACTGGTATTGGAACGGTACATCGTGGACAATGGATTCATCGTCCACATTTCGCGTGGAAGTAAGTAATACCGTAGGATATTGGAGATCGGTTATTAATACAAAAACTGTCGATGATCCTTATACCGGGGCCAACGGATATCTTATAAAATTGCCTGACAGTGGTTTGTATGGAGATTTAGAACTACGGTTATTGGGGCAGGGTTTTAGTACGCCGTGGAATGATTTTCATATATCTAGAATAGGGTTCAAGGATTTGCAGGTAAAGTATTACAAAAGGGATGATGAAAATTTTGAAGGTGAAGATGGGGATAGGGTTTACGAAAATGTGGTTAATGAAGAATATATGACTGAACTGGATGAGCAGGAGTTCGGAATATCTACTTATAATAATGATGGTGCCAGCTTTTCGAAACCTTTGCTTAACGGTTTTTACGTAACAGATAATATCTATTATGCCGGAGAGAATGAAATGATTCGTCTGGAAGAAAGTTATATTCGCCGCGTAATCAACCGATATCGGGTAACCAAAATCAAGTTAACTCAGGTATTAAAAAACAGTGATTCCATTCACCCTTTCACGATTTTGTATGACAATTCTATGGTTAGTAAGAAATTCATGTTGCTGAGTGGTGTATGGGACTACGAACAGAATACATTAACATTATCAATGATAGAGAATGGCGATAAGGTCAGATATAAGAATCGTTAGCCGTATAGTGCCAAGGGAGCGAGATGGCAAGTATGCTCCCCGATCTGTGACTATTATACAGGGTGGTGGTAGTGGAGATGTCACCAACGCCGATCACGCCAACTCCGCATACACGCTGGATAAGGACACACCTGTACAAAACTGGTTCTTATCCGCATTGAACGATGATGATGCGCAAGGGGTCATTAATTACCTCAAAGGTCTTAAGATAGCCGGGAATCTGATAAACCGCATCGTAAAGTATGGTGACAAGAATGTCACCTACACCGATGAGGATGTGATGAGCGCATTGCGTGTAATGACTGAGATAGAGAACAGTGCGGAGAAGCTGAAAGAGATATTCGTGCGGAAGGACAAGGAGGATTTTACTAATTTCCTGTTATCCTTACTGGGCGGAGTCTTGATTAAGAAATATGCCAAGTTCGGTGATTTCGTTACTGGTGTAGATGGCGGTTTCATTAATGAGAAGGGCGATTTTGAAATGGGAAGCGGCGTTTTCCGTAAGCGTTTGTTTGTTCCTGAAATAGCTTTTAACCGTACAACCTATTTCAAAGGACGTATGGTAAACTCCCCCGGTGGCGGTTGTAGCGTATTGTCATACGTGGATAACGGCGATGGAACCTACACCATCACTCCCGATCTGACGGACGCGGACGGATTAAGCCAGTTTGTTGATGATATCCTTACCACCTATTTTGTGACTAAGAATAGCGAAGGCAAGCTGAATGGCTTTGAAGAGATGAAATTCCGGGTGACTGCCGCAGATTATACCGCCAAGAAGTTTACTGTCATTCCCCGTCCGGGGCATTCTGACTGGAAACCTGCCGAGCAGATGGTATTGGCACAAACAGGTAACTTTACTGATCCGGAACGTCAGACTTATATACTTATTGATTCAGTCAACGGAAACAATTGTATTACATTCTTTGACAATGCCAACACTTGGGACCCGGAACCGGCGCAGATGCCTGCGTGGTTCGGCAAGAAAAAAGGCATGACTGTAGCCGGTGTTAATGCGGACAATTACTCGGCCGTTCTTCAAAACATTATCATGACCGGGCTTATCTTTCAGGTGGATGAGATCACCGGACAGACAGTGCGTGTTCCGTTGGACAAAGGTGAATGGACCGCAGGTAAGTACGCCTACTATAACCGGGTGTCACACAACGGGGCTTTGTGGTTGTGTGTTGATGATAACGGAACGACAACCGAGCCGTCAGATGATAATCCGGCATGGCTGAAACAAGTGGACAAAGGTGATAAAGGTGATCCGGGCTTGTCTGTAGTCGGTGGTGGCCATTGGGAATCCGCCAACACACCATATAGTGCCAATACAATGGTCACTCTTGCCAACTGTGTCTTTATATCCAAGGTGGAAACCTCCAATCCTCCCATCAGAATATTGCGTATCAAAGGCGGCAATTTCTTAAGAAAGAAGGACGGTGGTTATTATCTTGCCGGAAAACCTGCCGACTGGGAGGTTAACGAAGACTGGGATATGCTGCTTGACGGGCGTGAACTGAAAGGAGAGAGTATCACTTTCCTTGGTGAATTTGCCACGGCTCCAGCCAACCCGAAAAACGGTGATTCATACCGTAACACAACTGACCGCGCCACCTACATCTATCAGGACGGAAGATGGCAGCTTATGATATCGGACGGGAAAGACGGTAAGGGCTATGAGTATATATACACAAGAGGCAATATCATAGATAACACCCCTGAAAAGCCGGACAGTCAGCAGAAAGATGGTTATGTTCCGGAAGGCTGGACGGATAATTATCTTGGTACGGACATAGACCATCAGGTTGAATGGGGTTGTACACGTTTTAAGGAAAACGGCGTATGGTCTGAGTTCAGCACTCCGGCAGTGGTGCATCGCTGGAGTAAGGACGGAGAGAATGCCATCATGGCGGACTTCGATAACGAGATGGTCAATGCAGCCCTTACTTCGGACGGGAAGGTCGTGTCCTCACAGACTTGGAATACAACTGTCAGCATGTGGTACGGAACGGAAAAGCTCACCCTTGACAGCATCACCTGTACACCTGACACAAATCTTCTGTGTGCGACAGACAAGAATACAGGAGTGGTGACAATATCGGTATCTGCCGGAGCTACTCTTGCTGCGACAAACACGGTTAAGATCACAATCAGGGCTACAAAGAACGGGCAGCAGTATTCCCGTGATCTGACATTCACTGTAGCCGGGGTTCGTGGAGGTGCGGACGGTTCGGATGCCATTCTATACAGCATTGTCGTTTCCGCCAGCTCAGTAAGCAAGGACAAGAACGGGAACTACAGCGTGTCTTCCGTATCATGTTACAGGCAAATGTCAGTGGGGGGCGTGATATCCACCACAACGGACGGTATATTGAAATACAGCATAGACGGTGGAGCTGAAACTACCATAAACAACAATACAGCCATATCAAGCGGAAATTTCACGAAGACATTGAAGTTTGTCTTTTACGTGAATGACCAGATAGTGGATGTTGAAACTGTCCCCATGCTTGTAGATGGTAAGGACGGGGCTGACGGTGAGAGTATCACAGCCGCAGGTCATTGGGAGTCCGCCAACATTCCGTATGCGAAAAACAGTACAGTATCGTTTGCCGGAGGATCTTACTTAAGCAAGGTTCAGACTTCCAATCCGCCACTTCCGCTTCTTCGTGTGAGAGGTGGACGTTATCTAAGGAAGAAGGATGGCGGTTACATACTTTCCGGGAAGAGATCGGACAAGGCTGTCAACTCCGACTGGCAGGAAATGACTTCCGGTGTCGAACCGTCCGCTTCGTACTGGCTTGACAGCCCGGTAAGCACGATAAACTTCACGTCAACAGGCACACCGTCACCGTCAGCATTTGTTGTTACCATGAAACAGAATATAGGCGGTAATGTGAGCGATACGAACAGATTCTATCTTGTCGCACGCAAATACAACGGAAGCTGGCTGGCGCATGTAGGTGCTACCCTGAACAGTCAGATATCCGTTCCTGCGACGGCCGGATACACCCAGTTCGCCGTCCGGGCTTATAAGTCCGCGTCGGACGCAAACGCATGGAATAATAATTTTGTCGCTGAAAAAGGTGTGGGGGTTGCTAAAAACGGAGACATAGGAGCAACAGGAGCAACAGGGGCGTTTCCCCGTGACAGAGGCGTATGGGCTTCCGGACAGACTTACGTCTGGAATGCGGATTACCGGGATAAGGTCATATATCTGATAGGGGGAGTTTATTATAATTTCCTTGTAAAAAATTACGGCGCTTCCGTTACCTCTGCCCCCACATCAGCCAACGGGGATTCGAACTGGGAAGCCATGCAGAAGTTTGTGAATATCGCTACTGATACCCTTTTCGCCGATGGTGCGAATGTGGCTGGATTCATGTTCAAAAACAATGTGCTTAAATCCCACAACGATGAAGGTGAAACTCTTCTTATCAATGGCGTAACCGGGTATTTCAAATGTAAGAATGCAGAGATTACTGGAACAATCACATCTACAAAAGGGAATATTGGTGGTTTTACCATATCATCTGCAAGTTTGGAGGCTGTTAGCGGAAATAATGCCATGCTCCTTTCCGCCAACTTGGTAAGATTTACCGGAAGTTATTCAAGCGTGTTTATTGGAGCGGATACTTTTCCTTCATCTAGTGGGGGGGCAATATTATGCCCATCCCGTATTTCGGTTAATAGGAATATAACGAATACGGCGTATGGCAATGTGGGCATGTATTTTGACATACAAGGTTCCCATGCTTATGATGATAATGATTTTCAGTATACCGGGAATCATGCGTTGTATATCGTCAAGGGGGACATCTGTGGGTTTAGGCTCAGATTGCGCAGAATAAGCAAGAGCACAACTTTGTCAGTGATGGATAGTGTTATCATGGCTGTAACGTCCGGTATTACGCTGACTGTTCCGTCCACTGCGGAAGACGGGCAGTTCTACTGGATAAGAAACGTTTCTGGTGGTGATGTGACCATAGCCGGAACAAATCTTGTCGGCTGGAATTCCGGGGAGGTCAGCACTTCGATAGGCCTGGCCAAGTCAAAGGCGGCAGCAATGTATTATGACAAGCATAATAACAAGTGGTTTATGAATTGGATTGATTGTTGGAACTAAAATGTAATGATTATGAAAATAAATTTTAAACAGTTCCCCATGTACACGGGGATAGACAAGAAAGAAATGGTTGCCTGTGATGTGGCATATAGCTTGGCAAATAACCTTTATACCAAAGTGCCTGATAATATCGGAGCGCATTGTCTTTCCGAGAAGATTTATAATGCGGAAGGCAATGTGGACTTAAGCGGGCAGGAGATTGAAATAATCCGGTTCGCTTATCCGACCTTTACCGGAGCATTTGCCGATTCGTTTGAACATTATTTGAAGACATATAAAGAGAAGGAGGAACAACATGAAAATTGAGAATTTGGAACGCGCCAGCCGGATCAATGACGAACTGGCGAAACTGAAGCTGGCGAAGGAAACGTTGAATAACGGCGGCTATGTCCGTATCTACAGCAGCACCCGGTCAAGTGCCGGATGTGTGGAACTGGATATAGCGAACTTCAATGATGAGGTGAACACGTGTATAGACAACCATATCATTGAACTTGAGTCTGAAATAGAAACTTTATAAAATTAGGATATTATGAGTGATTTGAATTTAGACAATATTGTTGGTTTTAAGGCTGTTGATAAAGACGGTAACGAACAGAATGTAACAGTGGATGAGATGGTGGACATGGTTTCCACAAGAATGGTTATGGCTTTGTCAGAAACTTCAACATTTGCTGCCGTTGCTGCAACAGGAAATGACGTGTATGAAAATGAACTTCCGACTGTGACAGATGCCGCAAATGTAAGGGTTTTACAAAGTAGCGGAGATGCCGCACAAATGACGATGCAGTCACTTGCATCAAAACTGGGGGAACTAATAGGGATAAATGATACGTGGATAAGAAGAAAATATGTAATAAAAGACTGCAACACAGCTGTAGCTGGAGTTTATAATGTGGATGATTCCACAACCGAGAACTTCCCTACAGGAGCATATAAATATGGATCATTACTTGTGGTAAACTCTGGCTTTTTTGGTTCTCAGTATTTTGTTCCAGACAATTTTAATATAGATCCATACATATATATTCGATCTATTGGTAACAATGGAAATACTTTCAATAATTGGGTTAAAATTAAAGCAACAATTATAACATAGATATCCTTCATGGAACGATCCTGGGGGGATTCTTGGGTATAAAAAACGGGTGGTCCGGTACAAGCCGGTTCCACCCGATACGACAAATCACTTATAATACGCTAA